ACCAGCCATAGAAGCTCCGGTAAAAGTAGTAGACTTAGAAAGCAAACCAGCCAACTGCGGAGATGATCCGTTACCAGTAAACAATTGGTTTTCGATTACAGTCTCAACACGCTTAACTCCGTTGCTCTGAACATAAGAAGCCAAGTAAGCAGCGTCCTCAAGCATCTCCATAGATACCTTCATGTGAACACCGATTTTTTCAACCTTTGCTCTTTGCTCCTTGTATTGTACGTCGATTTGAGTCTTCTCAACACCTTCGCCAATCATTACTGGAGTTCCCTCCTGATCGTACTCTTCAACCCATACGGCATACTGAGTTCCGATTGCTCCTACGCTTGCGTTAGCAAGGTAAACAAGTAGTCTCTGACGGATTGGAGAAACAACACCAGTAAACTCAGAAATAGTTACCTGGCTAGAAGATGATGCGTTATCAATTGTTGAAGCTAAAGTAATAGTTCCAACTGCCTTCTCGTTGATTTCAAATACCAAAGGAGCCTTTAGACGAGCGTTCGGCTCAGACTTCAATCTTTCGATTTCAGCTTGTACCGGAGCATAAGCCTTCATAAATGCAGTCTTGAAATCTTCTGCACTTACCTCTTTCTCAACTGTGCTCTTTTGCATAGCGATGTCAAGCTTGTCAAGTTGCTTTTGCATTTCTGCTGCATCTTCTTTACTTACTACATTGTCAAATGATTTCAACAATGCTTCTGCCTTTTCGAAAGCCTCATTGGCTTTTACTTCGGCGTTGCTAGCTTTTGCCTTTAGAGCTTCACCAGCTTCTGCGATTACCGCTTTAACGGCATCCAAAGTTAGATTTTCCATGATTCAAATTGTTTTTTAAGTTCGTTTATAGTTAGTATCTCAACCTCCACGGCTTTCGTCTCTACCAAAGTAGCCTCTGCTGGCTTTAGCATCACCAAAAGTGATTTAAGTTGACTTTCTAATTTCTCTAGTGTTTCGTCAGTTGCATCTGAGGTTTTAACAAACTTCTCAAGTCTAGTTAAATACTCGAATGCATCCTCCTCGTTTTTAAGGTCGATAAAGGTAGTTTCTGGATTAGCTCCTAGAAATTGCACTGCACTACCTTCGTACATCATTACCTCTTTAATTCTGTTTGATTTAGACTCCTGATCGAATTGCTCTTTAATTGTACGGAAGCCAAAAGAATGTTGGTTGATAAGTTCGCTCTCCACCATCTTCTGAAAGTCCTGACCCATGTTATGGCTACCTATTTTAGCATCGTATCTAAGGCCTTTCTGATCTTCGTAAAGATTCATCATTTTTGCGACAACTTTTGTCTTATCGTGATCCAAAAGATACTTGATAAGTTGCTTTCCTTGTGGGCCACGCTCTTGGATTGTCTTGGTGAATGCTCCTGGCTCAATTACATCGCCATCGAGATCCTTATTACCGAAAACGGCAAAGTAGCCAGAAACAATCCCTTGCTTCATGTCACTATCTGCAAATCCTTGATTAAGTCCCTTTAATATCATTGTCGTGTTATTATCTTTTATTTCGCCTAATTCTCTAAGCTTACTTCTACTCCATGCTAAAGCAGCCTTACCCCCCCAAGCATCGTACATCAGTAGACCGCATCCATCTCCGTAAGCCGTAGAGCTTGCTAAATCAACCTCGTGCCTACTTAAATACGAATACATCCTTTTAACCGTATCCAAGCTAATCGCTTCGCCGTTTGCGAGTTGGTTAGCTCTTTGCTTTCCTACTGGAGTTCCACATGGCCCCCATCCATTCTCCTCAACGTATTTCAACACCCTTCTAGCGTTGTTTTTAACTGCTTGCGGATAATCAGAATAAGATTGTTCTGCTTTCTCTAGCATTTGATATTCGTTTAAGCAAATATACAAATAAATAAAATTAACAAACAAAAGTCCTTACAGAACAAAACTCTTAGGAAAGTTTCTTCTAGCGTAACTCTCTGAAACATAAACCACTACACAGGAGCAATTTATAGTCTGAGCTGGGCCACCATTTATATCCCCAGGTTTATCCATTAATACCTGAACTCCATTACTGTTAAACACAAACGGCTGATCAAATCGAATCGGTTTATCCTGTGCCAAAATGTGCTGAATCCTTGGCTCCTTGGCTCCTCCATGTATCCAAAGCTTCCAAAGGTTTACTCCAGTTTGATTTGCCCAATCCTGAGCGCTTTTCTTCTTTCCTTCATTGTAAGCTCTAGTCGATTCAGTTCTCGCAATTGCTCTCGCTCTTTTAATATCAGGAATCTCTCGAAGTAATCTTTCCTCAATCTGTCTAGGATTTAATCCTTCCTGAATACCTTGAGCAACAATTTCATTTACCCTCTTTTGAGAAGTATCCGTAACATCAAATATTAATTGACCTAAATTCTGAATTACCCAGTTCTTAATAAACTCAAGCCAAGTTGCAATAAAAAAATTATCTGGCAGAAACTTTTTCTCTTGATTGTCCTGTCTTATCCGATTAAACTCCTTAGTGGCAGCATCAACAAATACAGTCTGATAAAACTTAATGTAAGCCTCCTGCATAGGCAACAAGGGGACATTCTCCTTTGCCTGTAACTTCAAAGCTTCAGTAAATATTTTAACGCCAATACGCTCGTATCTCCTTAGATCAGCTTGTGATGACCTTCTTACCTTAGCGTAGTTTATTTTTCTCATTTCTTAGGCTTGGAAATCTACAAAGTCCGTTGCAGCGTTTCCTAAAGCCTCTTCACTCGGAATTACGTTGCTAGGTATCCAATGTATGTCCATCGCAGGATCTTCGCTAGCGTGCCAGTTCAATAAGCTTCTCACTTCATTTCCTGTAAAGTATGGAGACTTACCATAAGTATCTAAAATCACCTTCACGTCAGGCTGAAGCTCAGAGAACGATGAAATATCAAAGTCAACAACATAATCCATGCCGTAAGATCTGCCCAACCATTGCGTAAACTTCTCCTCAATCATTTGAAGCTGCGGCATAATCACGTCAGTTACCAAAGACTTCTGTGCACCTTCCAAATTGGCATAGGTGGCGTTAGAACTAAACAATACAGGGTTAACTCCCCACAATCCGCAAAGCGTCTGCAAATCCATGTTCTGAGAGTTAATAATGTCCATTGCCACAGGACTCAATCCAATCGCATCATATCGCAACGGAATAGAACTTGCAACAATCTTATTCAGGTTCTTGTTGCCGTTTATCCTCTCATCTATCCGCTCATCCATCTTTGCCCTCTGATCAGGCGATGGCCAAAACTCAGGGTTATTTACATTCGGAGAAATAATACCTTTCGCTCCTCCATTCTGAAAAGT